CTCAATTGTTTGATCCAATATAACTTTGAAAAATCCATATCCGATATATCTTTTTCGCTTAGGTAAATTGTAGCATCTACAATTTTTGAGTAGTTTAAAATAGAACCGATATTTGCATAATATTGATTAACTATGTCTTCCATTCGTAATAAATAAAACGCTTCGACTGGAATAGGCATATCGGTTATGTCTTCGGAAACTAATAGGGTTGCACTTCCAATTTTTGTCGATTCTGTAAACGTATGCGAAGCCTCACGCAAAAAATAATATCTTTTAGAAAGTCCTTTGTATTTTACGGCTCCAGTATCCTGAACTTCTTTATCCCAAATTTTATAAACATTTGAATTTAAAGTTTGCAAAAAAGAAACAGGGTCTTTCTCAGGTGCGTAAATTTTAGAAGGTACCACTATTTTATTATCAGGCAAATTCACATTATTAATTAAAATTTTACCATCGTAGTAAATGCTTTCTGGGTCGTTATATTTGTAGTTAAAATAATTGCATTGTGCATAGCTTCCAAAAATATAACGTTCGCTTACTTTATCGACAAATTTATTTTTTTCACGGCTCCAATCAACAACGGTATTATTTTGTAGTAATTCTTGAAGCGTTAAAAATTTGTAATGATTTGTATATTTATCTTTGTAGGGTGTTAATCCAAATCGGTTAAGAATTTCGGAAATAAAATCTTTGACGCTAAAATCTTTCAACTCATTTGTAAATGAAATTGGAACGCCCTCAAATTCTTTGATTATTAAATCAAATTTATATGTACCAGTGTAATTATATTGAACTTCTTCTCCATTATTTAAAAATGGGTCTGGAAAGCCACACGCAATAACGTCACCTACTTGTAAATTAATTTGACCGTTTGGTGCTTGTATTCCATTTACAAAAATAGTAGCGTATAATATCCCACCGCCTGAAAGCATACCAGTCCAGTCATATGTATTGTAAGATAAAAAACCATAGCTTAAATTCAAATCGTAAGTCCCAGCAGTTTCAATTATAAAAACTTGACTATCTACATCCTGAATGTTATCAATTACAATATTCGTGAAAGCGAAATTAGGATATGCCTCAGATGGAGTTGACCCCTCAAAAATAGTAACAGGTAATTGCATACTATCGCTAAATTTTGGATAGGTCATCCAAAGATTGGTAAAATTAACAGTATCGAAAACAATACCTTCGTAAGTGAATCCATAAGTGCTAAAAATTTTATCCCATAAATACGAAATTTTAACACTAGGTACCAAATAATCTAAATTTATTATAGTGGTATCATAAACAGAAAGTCCGTTAAAATCTGCAATAATATACTTGTAAGGTAATCCAGCGGTCCAAGAATCTAGAACTGTAGAAAGTAATTTATTGTGGTCGATTTCGGACAAATCCAAATCACCCAAAGTTTTATTTTCAATTGCTTTGTAAAGGTCAATATTGCCATCGTAAATATTGATTTTATAATCTTTATCCGTGCTTTGAATTACCGCCCATCCTTTATAAACTAAACACTCCCCATCGTCTGTATAAAGATAGCATTCATTTTTTAAATATGGTAAAACGGAAGGACTACCAACCTCACCCAAAAAATCAAACGTTTGTTTGTTTACATCCGTTTTTTCAATTGTGAAAGTATTAGTGTAATTCGATTGTCGATTTGATAAACTCAAAATATCATTTACTTGCAAAGTCCTAGATATTTTTTGCTCTGGTTTTAACTCAATAGTTCGGTTATTGATTATTAATTTCATAGTGTTTTTGTGACGTTTGTGGGTAGTTCGATTGTGAAATTAAAGTTAGTCATTTTCTCCTTAGAATTTGCAACTCTAAACGAACTACTTTTTATCGTAACCTCTAACCAATTATTTGGTAGACCTTGAAACAAATAAACTTTCGGACTATCTGGCAAATCGTTTAAAATTAATAATTCATTTGGTGTTATGTTTGCTTGATTTACTGCTATATTATTCTCGCTAGTTTTACCGATTGCAACGTATGGTGAAACAGTATCCACAATATCGTTATAATCATTGTAAATTGTACCTAAATCCTTTGTGGTAAGTGTATCGTTTCCTTTATCAAATAACCAATAATTCCAACCGCCTAAAGAATTAAGCCATTTTAAATAATGACCGTTACAATATTGCGAAAGTTGCTCAATATAGAAGTAATTACCTCCAATTTCTAAATGATTATAGCCGTCTTGTAAGTCAATTGCAGTAGGTAATATTATACGATTTACTCGGTTTGTGCTCGTTATTACAGTAGGAGTTATTAAACCATTTGTTAAAGTGAAACAACTTGTAATATCGACGCCTGTAATTGGTGTAATTGGTGTGCCAACTTGAACTATAGATGTGCCCACTACTTGGTTTACTCCATCTACATAGGAATTGTAAACCTGAAACTTCCAATCTAGTACGGTTATAATATCGTCAACTTGAATAGAATTTGTTAAATTAATATTAGTACTTCTTTTATAAATCAAATCAATATAGTCTCCCAAAATACCATTAATAGTTCCAATACTTGTATAGAAGTTATCTACACCCCATTGGTATTTTTGACAAATCGGAACTCCTTCGCTTGTAATTTCATTTATTACAATATTATTAAGTAACCCATCATAATAAGTAAAATCAAACGGTAAACCGCTCCAGTATTTCAAATATGGAATAGGCTTCAATAAAAATCGACTTGTTGCTAAAAATGGATAGTTTGGATATAGCGTTCTGTAATTTTGTAAATTTACAAAGGCACTTAAAAAATGATAATTTACTATTGTTTCATCCTGAGTTAAATCAGTGTAAAAAATTCGATATGTAACGGCTGAAAGTTTATAAATTTCATTTGTCCAATTCAATTTTTGAGCACTCCCGAAAACAGCTTCATCCTTAAAATTTCGGTTGTTATTTATTAAAGTAGAAATTGCATATTTGAAGTTAAAATAAAATTTTCCATCTGGATCAGGATACAACGTGAAAACCAACCCCGAAAAATTTACCGTCGCTTTTGATGCTGTTAGGGTTGTACTACTTTGTTTGAATGTAACTGTATTGTTATTGTACGATAAAAGTAAATCGTTAATGCTTAATTGTTTTTCGAATACTATCATATTTTTAAATCGTTTACTATTTTTATAATTTCAGTTGTGTACACCAACGCTTGACCTGCTCCAACCTCATCAATTATCTTTTGAATACGCACATCGGTTACAACTTGACTTATTAATTCAACACCGCCGTGCTCCTCACGTTTCCAGCCTCTTTTAGCTATCTTTCGGGCTATTAAAAACGCTAAGCTACTAATTGATATTTTGCCCTCAATTCTGTTTGCAATCCCTTTGTCTTTAATCCATTGTTCAATTGCACTAACCGGAGGAAAACCACCAGCCTTTCGACCCGTTTCTAATTGCTGCGCATAACTCTCACCCCACAATTGAGCGGTTAATCCCTCAACTTTTACATCCAAACTATCGGCAAACTTTCCACTCGCTCGCATTCCTTTCGCGTCGTATGCTTTAATTAAGTCATCCTTTAGTAGTTCAAATTGCTTTGATAGGATTGCACTACTCATATACTTTGAATTGAAACGTTACCCATAAACCCGACATGTTAGCGTCGAGTACATCAATTGCATCTACACTCTCAAAGGAATTAATGTCGATACCCTCGCACCATTTTAACTTTTGCTCCAGTGCATCGAGTGAACTTATAAGCGGTTCAATTCGATTTGTATATTTAGCCTCGCAATTTTCTTGGCCCGTTTCATTATGATATTCTTGTGAAAAATTATCTGGCATAACATAAAAGAAATTACCATTATAAACACGTGCAGCATCTACAATATTACCACGTCTTAAAGGAAACAAAAGTAAATGAATTTTATCAGGGCATAAATCGGAATTGCTATCAATTAAATTCAAATGGGATTTATTACCGTAATGAAATTCAATTCCATTAGTAGCACAAACCGTTTCTAAAATTCTAACCAAATCCGCCATTATTTTTTACTTTTTATTTTTTGATATTCATTTTCGACTTGACCTTGTACGTTATTCATTCTTAATAAATAAATAATTTCAACATACTTTTGCTTTCCATAGTCGAACGGATAACCCCCGTATATTTTTGCTAGTTGTGAAAGTGGTAATATATCCCCAAATTCGTTCAGCATTTCTCCACCCGCCAACTCCCAAACTCCGTCATCATTATTTACACTTTTTAATAAAAGCGTTTCCTTCTTTTGCAAATTTACAAAATAATTCGATAAGTATTTTTTTAATTGAAAATAATTTTGTAAAGGTAAATTATAGAAGTCCTCTTCAGTAATTCCGAATGCTGTTTCAAAAATATCTTTTACCGTTTCAATTTCTGTTGACTTGCTTAATTTTTTGTAAATGTTCCGAACATCATTATACGATAAATCGTTTATATTGATTTTAAGCCATTCTTTTGAACGAAGCGAACTAAATAACGTTATGTATGGTAACTGCTCGTTTAATGGTAGCTTAATGAATTGTGAGAGGTTTATTTGTTTCATACTCTTAAATTAATGTTTGAACTTTTTTGCATTAATTCTTTTTCAATTCCGTAGCAAGTTAAATCGATATGTTCGTCGTGCTTTCCATTTGGGAACATTGCAATCTGTTGTAAGTAGTGTTCGTTCCAACTACCCTCAACTAATTTAACCCGTCCACTTTCTATAAACGGACTTACCGACCTTGCTCTTTCGATTTTTGACATTTGCACAAAGTCGCTTTTAATTTCTGCTATATTAAAACGTGTTTGTTGTTTTATCAATTGCGCTATACTTTTACCACTTGCCTTTGGTTCGACATAAATCATATTTATTTGCACACCTGTAGCCTTAATAAATTCAGGAATAAACTTCAATAGCTCGGGCATTTCCAAATATTTATCAATTGAAGTAAGGATAATATAATCATTCATGTACTTGGCCGAAATCTGAATACCAGTTGGATCGTTTGAATTATCTTTTGTATAAGCTCCATCGATATACATATTCCATTTTAATGGTGGAATAGCTTGTTTGTTTATTATTTCAAACCATTGTTTTTTCCATTCACCGCCCTCGTCTGGTGAAGGAGTTTGCATGTATTGTCCTGCAAATGTATATCTGTTTGCTTGTCTAATTTGTTCTAATTCTGCAAATGTATGTTTGTCGTTCCAAAGCGGCTCGTTGTCTTCGCTCAATGCAGGTAAGCATAAATGTGTCCACTCTTCACCGCTACCACCATTTAATAAAAAACCGCTCATGTCGTCTTCGTGTAGTCGCTGCATGATTACAATAATAGGCGTATCCCTATCGTTTACACGTGAACGAATTGTATTGTTATAACGTTCGTTCACTGCCTTTCGTTTAACCTCGCTAAATGCGTCATCTGGCTTTAATGGGTCATCAATTATAATTGCACCGCTAAATTCTTTTGAATCAGTAACACCCGCGCCAAATCCTGTAATAGCACCACCCGAAGCCGTAGCGTAAACACCGCCTCCAAAATCATTAAACCATTTCGATTTACTTTGAGCGTCTTTTTTTAATTTCATAGGCCATAAAGCCTGAAACGAATCACTTTCGATATACTCTTTTGTTTGACTTGAATTATCAAGTGCTAAACTATCAGAATAGGATAAATGAATAAATTTTGATTGTGCATTTTTTGCTAAGGACCAGGCAATAAAACATTTTACAGCAAGTTCTGTTTTACCGTATCTAGGCGGTATATTTATAACTAAACGTTTTATTTTTCCATTAGCAACTTGCTGCAATGTTTCAGCTATTCTAACAAAGTGAGGCGTAATAATAAAATTACGCCTCGTATTTTCTTTGTAGATATACCTAGCAAAAAATAATAAATCATTTTCGCAATGTACTTTTAAAACTTTTTGCTCATTAGTAAGCATTTTCTAAAGCTGTTTTTATTCTTTTAATTTCAGCATCGTCTAAATCTTTGGCATCAATATTATAATTTGTTTGCTTAACTTCTTGCGGTGCTTTTCCGAAAACGTGTTCAGCTACAAATAACTGACCTCTTTGACTTTGCAATAAAACACTTTTAATAAAAAATATCTTTGCTTTATCGTCGGTTTCTGCTTTATATAAGTCCTTTAATGCAGTAATAAACAAAGTATTTACTTTTTGTTCGTCTGCTACTGGCTTACGTCCTGCGTTTTCTCTTGCTCCTCCTCTTTGTTCCATTTGAAAAAAGTTTGTTTATTCAGTTACTTACAAATAATTCGATTACGTTTGAATATAGTTATTTGAGTGCTTGTGTTATTGTTTGATGTTGAGTTTGATATTTCACCATCTTTACTACAATCTTGCGTAAAATTTACGTTTGTAGTTATTGTGGTCCAATTGGATAAAATTTCATGCGTTGCATTGTTATAAGTTTGTTGTTCGTAAACCCTATCACAATTGCAAGTTTTTTCTATTACTTGGTCTTCAGTAGAACACCCGTAAATAAATAATATCGATAATAATAATAATTTTTTCATAGTTACTCAAATATTTTAAATGTATCCAACCCCGTATATTTTTCAATTAATATTTTTATTTCGGTTCCTAATTGTTCGGCCTGGTCTTCACGTTGTTTTAAATCTGTTTTAATCAATTCTTGGCGCTCAAACATTTTGTCCACCATTACCGAGCTAAAAATAAATATCGCAGCACGAAAACCCTCCTTAGTGAATTCGGGTTTATAATCTGAAAACTCTAATAAACTGTTTTCAATTTCTTCTAATATCGGTGATAATTCTTTTCCTATTGCCATTATATTTGATACGTTAAATAATAATAATTACTATTTTTCTTTAATTCCTTCCATTCTTTGAAAGTGATTATTTTTTCAAAGGTAGTAAATTTTTGTTTATGTGTTGCAACTAAACGTAATTTTGTTTCGGGGGCTAGCATAACATATTAAATTTTTTCCAATCGTTTGTATTCCATTGTCTAACCGATTTATTCCAAAGTTCGTGTTTCACATCCTTGCGCAAGGTGTCTAAAATTTCGTTTATATTTAAAGTTCGTTTTATTGGTTCCAATTTTATTTCTTTTGCTTTTACAATTATCCCTTTGCTTTCTAAATATTTTATTTTTCTGTATGCTGAAAGTTTCTCTTTGTTTTTATGGTAATTTTTCAATGATATTTCAGCAAGTTCTTTTTTGGTTTTCATAATATCGATTTGAATTGTTCTAGTGATCTGATTAAATAATATTCGTGGTTTAAATTTTCAATTGATTTTTGGAATTTCTTTTGTACTTCGCTTTGAACTCCAATTTCTGTTTTTAATTCAACAAAAAATATTTTTTCTGGAGTTACTACTATCAAATCTGAAACACCCGCCATGGTTCCAGTTGCTTTAAATACTTTATTTTTATACGTTGATTCGTTTGCTACTGAAAAAATCAAACCTTTGCCGTGTATTTGGTAGTTATTTCTATAAAAAACTACGATTTCGTTTTGCAATTGTGCCTCTGTCATAATTTGTAATGTTTTTTATTACACTTAAAGTGTTAGTTTTTAATTATTTATGTAATTTGTAATGTGTAATATATTATTTTAAACTTATATAGATATAAATATAAAAATTCATTAATGTGTATATTATATAAAAATGAAATGTATTATATAGTTTATAGTAATATTATAGATTACACATTACAAATAGGGTTTAAGTCAATGGTAGTAAGGTTTTAAGTGTAATATTTTTTTTATTACAAAACATTACAAATTACATTTTAAAACGGTACTTCGTTTGAAATTGGAGCGTGTTCTGGCTTTAAAAATAGCTCAACTCCAACTTTAACCGTTCCATTTACTCGATATGTTTTGTAATCTAAATTATTTTTTATAAAAATATCTTTTACATCGTATTTTGAAACGTTAATTGAAGTAAAAATATTTAGATAGTTTAAAATTTCTCCCTGATTCATTATCCTTCTTTCGCTTTTTTCTTCTGTTTCTTTGATTGAAAACGTATTAAAAAATAATTCTTCAACAGGTAAAACTTCTAAATTTACATTTGTATTAGCTGCTAAAAAATCAATGTCCTCACAATTATAAATTTTCCAATCAAAATCAGAACGCCATAAACTGAACGCTTCACGCCATAAACTATCCGTATCAATTAAAATCATTTTATCATAATCAATAGAAAATACATTTATAGGCAAAATCCTACGATTTCCTGTAACATCTTTTAAAATTGATATATCGTTACTTGTTCCGCATAAAGACGCCTTACGTTTCATTTTTGAATAGAAAGCTGAATAAGGCAAACGGATGTCAATTTGATTTGCGTCTGCTATTTTTTTAAAGTCTTTCACATCTTTTGTAGCCAAGCCTCCAAATTCATCGTCTAAAACAACAAGCCCCTTAACTAGGTTGTAAATACTATCCTTATCCTTTGAATCGATTTTATGTTCTATTAAGTATTTTGATAGCTCTTTAGGCATTAAATTACGAAAAAACGAAGTCTTGCCAGTCCCTTGCTTTTTTCCACATAAAACAAGCGTTAAAGGGCTTACTTTAGTTTCGTGAGTTGGACTACACCAGTTGTGAACGGAACCAACTATCCATTTTTTAAACGCCCATTTATTAAATTCTGTTTTAGGTTCTATACAATCAACATATTTTTCAATAGTTCTAGCTTCAAAAGTTTTAAATTTAAAAAATTCATTTAGTGCGTTATAGTTTTGCGTGGCTTCTGAATTTATCATATCTCTTACATCGGATTTATTTACATTAAAATCTAGACAATTTTTAGCAGCAAAATAAATTGTATTCAGTTTTATATCGTCAAGCAAAACTCCATTTATAAAAATTTCATTCGTTATTGTATCCCGAATAGGATTAAAATTTTCAGCAATAAACATTTTTAATTGGTTAACTTCTGTTTCGTCGTTTTCAATTCCAGCAGAATAATCAACTTTACTTTCAATTAATTGTTTAATTAAATTTTCATCTGGTGCATCTAATTTTAATACTTCGGTAATGTGTTTTTTTACGCTTTCAATTGTGGGAGTACCTTGCGCTTTTTGTGCTGCAACCGTTGTAATTGTTTTCTTTGTTTTTTCGCTATAAATTTCTATTCCTTCCTGTTTAACGTAATGGTAAAAAGTAGCAATAGTTACACTTCCAGATTTACAAAAGTTTTTATAATGTTTTTCAATATCTTTAGGATTATATTTAGACCCATTTTGGCAAATAGATTTAAAATAATTTAATCCATTTTCTCCAAATTGAGAACCAATAGCAAATCCAATATTTACATATCGTGAGTAGTCATCTTGACAAAGGTCAATAGTAGAAATTTTATCTAAAATTATACTAAAATCATCTTGAACAAAAATAAAATTTTCTTTTTTAATTTTATCTATTTTTGATTTTGCAATATATTTTTTTGCTTTATCATTATAAAATAAATATGGATCATAACTAAAATAACGTAAACGATTTTTATTCTTACAACTTGGATCGATAGTTAGATTAAAATTATCCCAATAGTATTGACCTAATTCATTGAAACTTTCAAGGAATTTATTAGGATTAATTTTTACAAATATACAAACCCCATCACCGCCAAAACTTCTATGCGAGATAAAAGTATATTTATCCAAATTAATTTTAGTAATAGTTTCAATATCAACCGTGTCGTCAATATCAATTACTATTAACCCATTCATTTGTTCAATATTACTTTCGATTTTAGAGCCTTGATTCATGATTGCAGAACCTGTTATACAAGGCATTTGAGATTTGAACTCTTTATACTTTTGCTTATCATTTTTAACCGCCCGTGCTCCTAAAATTATATCCTGATATTTTCCATTTTTTACACTATCTATGTAAAATTGTAAATCAATATCAATTTTGTTTTTGTCTTGAACCGTTTTATAGCTACTAAATTTTATTTGTTCCATATTTTTTTAAATAAGTTTCGGTTAATATTTTTTGAGTAAATGTATCATATTTCATGTGCTTACCGTCTTTAAGCATTGAGGATAAAATTTTAAAATAAATGGGTCGTAAATGTATTCTAAATTTTTCTTTAAATTGTCTATTTCTATGATAATTAAAAGTTTCTTCTTTTATTTCCTTTGATTTTAAAAAATGAATCCAAGCTATTGAAATGCTTTTTAGCGCTTCATATTTTGTCGATCCTTTAGAAATGTGAAAATCCAAATTAAATTTAGGAATAGGAATTTCAGAAGCTTGAGTAAATAATTCAAATTCTTTTTTTTCTCGTTCTTCTCCTGGTTCTTTTTCTGGAACTTCTTCGCCACAATTAGGACAAATTTTTTCACTTTCTAAAAATGTAAATCCGCAAAAGTTGCATTCTTGTATGCTTTCGACAATATCCTTAATATTTTTATCTGAAAATATTTTTTTCCAATCACGATCAAAACTAAAAACTTGGTGTTCTTCGTTATTGTTTCCACCATCTACTAATAAAAAGTAAGGCTTATCGGTTTTTTTTGTTGGTCTAGCTCCACGCCCCGCAATTTGAATCCATAACGATAGGCTTTTAGTTGCTCTTGCCATTATTATAGCTTCTACATCACAAACATCAAAACCCTTTGTAAAACAACCTGTATTTATTAAAATTGCATCTGGTGTATTTTTAAACCAATCTACTATATCGGTTCTATTTTCTCTGTCGCTTTTAGAATCGTATATTTTTACATTTTTATCACTAAATAATTCTTGGTAAACTAAATTAGTGGAGCAACTACTTGTGAAAATCATTGTTTTTTTTCCTTCGCAATATTTTTCGTAGGTAAGTTTTAAAGATTTTTGATAGTTTTCAGCTTGAAATGTAGTTTCCATAGATTTAGAAGTGTACTCACCGCTCGAATCAGTTTTTAAACTTAACTTATCAAACTCAAAAAAAACATTTTGTTCTGGTATTAAATAACCGTTATCCATTAACCATTTAATAGGTTTGCCACATACAATATCGTCGTACACATCGGACAAAGTTTTTTGAGCCGTTTGATTATCATTAATTTTATAACGCCCCATTCTTACGGGTGTTGCTGTAAATCCAATAATTCGAGCATCTTTTAAAAATGGTATTAGCTTATCAAATATAGCCACATGACATTCATCTATTACGCAAAGATTAAAATTTGGAAGTTTAGAGCGTCGGTTCCATAAACTTTGAACCATCGCCACTATAATTTTATTTTGTGGAAAAATTTTATTTCCAGCTAAAACACATCCGACATCTAATCCTTGTTTTTTAAACGTTTCTACGGTTTGATTTACCAAATCAATACTATCTACTAGAATTAAAGTTTTAGTGTCTAATTGACTAACTAACTCGGTAAAAATAACTGTTTTCCCTCCACCTGTCGAGAGCTGAACACATAGTTTTTGTGCTTTGTTTTGCAGGATTTCATCCAATAATTCTTGTTGGTAAGGTCTTAATGTTTTTTTCATTGTAATAAAATAGCCCACAATTTCAGTCGGGCAGGACTTACTTTTGTGAGCTTATTTAATATGTTTTTAATAATAAACGAATCTGCCCAAACGTTTACTTCTGCAAAGATACTAATATTTTTCTATAAATAGTATTTATTTTTTAATAGTCTAGTATTGCTGTTATTCTAATCCTTTTAAATAACGCCCCAAGTTAATGAGGCGTTGTGTTAGTGTTAGTTTTATTTTAATATTATTGGTAAATTTGCTTCTGTTGGTACGTATACCGTTTTATCTGATTTATATTTATACATTCCCTCAATCATTTGAAATTTTAAATATTCTGGATTACTTTTTAAAGAGTTGCCAACTACTTCAATTGCTTTTGATTTTGCGTTGGCTTCTATTAATTTAGCTTTTGCCAATGCTTCTGCTTCAATTATTCTTGTGTCAGCTTCTAACTTTGCACTTTCAAAATCTGCTTTTGCTTGTTCAACTTTTGCTTTTTTAGAACTTTCTGCTTTAAATAAAATACATTTACCAGCAGTAACCGCATCTTTTTCGTCTTGTTCTCTGTCAAAATCATAACAAGAAGTTAAACCTAATGCTACAAATAAACCTAGTGTAATCGTTAATTTTTTCATAATTTTAAAATTTGTTGTTAAATAAATATTTGATAATTTTTGCCGATATTATGTAAAAAATTATTAGAATCGGCACTGCTAATAAAAAGATTACTATTTTCATAGTTAGTTTTAGTTTTTCTCTATTTTCCAACCCTTTACCGAATTAAAATATTTAGTTTCTCCAGCAGGATTAACCCACTCTCGACCGCCTAAATTAATTGATACCTTAACAGATTGTCCTACTTCATAAAAATCTAATAAACTTCCTTTATCCTGTGGGAATTCAATTAATATTGAATCAGGATATTGCGAATCAGTTTTTATAACCAACTCTCTTTTTTTGTAAGATGCAGAAACTTCTATTGTTTCTCCAATTACTTTAATCGTTCCAATTACTTCCATTTTTATATATTTATTTAATTAATAATATGATATTTTTCTTTGTTTTTTAAATAACATTTTTCAGCTTCAATTTCTGTTTCAAAAATACCTAAATGCTTCTTTTTGTAATTAACCATTATGTATGCTATAAATTTTTTTGAACGTTTGCAAAATGAATATCCTTTTATGTTTGATAAATTCATAGCGTTTTGACTTTTTGTAACACTGCGTAAATTTTTTATTTTGTTATTAGTTTTATCTCTATCTATGTGGTCTATAAAATCAACAATTTGAATATATTTAACGAACCATGCAAATTGATGTGCGTATAAATAATAAACATTTCTTTCTTTATTTCTTAAAGTTAACATCAAATACCCGTTTTTAGTTTTCTTTGATAAAACCTTACCGCTTGGAGTAAATACATATCCATTTGTAAAATCATAAGTAAATCCTAATTTTTCAGCTAATAAACACTTTTCTAATCTAGTCATAAAAATAAAACCACCAAATCAAAAGGTCGTCGTCTTTATCAATGGTGGGTTTTTAAAATATTGTTAATGTAGCGACGACTCTACTAATACAAATATACAACTTTATTCTTTACCATTGTTGATTTGTTTTAATTTTGTTAATATACTCTAGTTTAATTTCGATTACTTCCTGTAAACGTTCTTTTATTTTTTCAATCATAACCTCGTCACGTTCAACGATAATTTCATGATAGTATTCTGTTCCCTCGTGAACTAAATAGTTGAAAAAATACGCCTTGTTTCTATCTGTGGATAACATTTGCATTTGCATCTGTGCGTAATACTTTGGATCAACTTCATTTGTAGCTACCAATTTAAAAAATGTACTCGATTTCGGACATTTAATTTCTAGTATTGCATTGTCTGAAACTAATCCATCTGGAGACGCTCCCGAGTGTTCGCAATTATCAAAGAAACCGCAGTTAGTTACTTCTAAAAACTCCAAAGATTTCAATTTTTTAAACTTTGCAAAGGCTAGGGGTTCTGTATCAATACCATTTTGCATATCAAAGCTAATATAGTTTTCTTCAAACTCTCCGTAAAGTGATTCGATAGCTTTATCAATAGCATAATTTTTACCAGTTTCACCAATTCCACGAACTCCAAGTATTTTAATAATTTCGGAAGCTGTAAATTTTCCGTAGCGTTGCTGTTTCCAACTGTCTATCCTTTGTAATTGTTCCATTTTTATAAATTATTTATTTGATTAATTGACCATTTTTTAAAAGCATCGAATTTATTTTTAATTTCAAAGCTTGTTTCATTATCTACATTTGTAGTTGGTAATTCAAAACTATTTACCCATTGTTCTAATTGCTTTTTAATCGGTGCTTTCGCTAATTTTTCAGCTTCTTTTTTCTGTTGTTCTAATAATGCTAAGCGTTCGTTTTCTGCTTTAATTTCAGCGTCTTTTTTATTTTGCAATTCTTTTAAAATTGCATCATTTTTCGCTTTTAAATCAGCTTCTTTTTTAATTTGTAAATTGCGCTCTTTTTGGAATTCTAATTCTTTTTCTTTAGCCTCTTCTTGCAAACGTAAATTTTCAACTCTTATTTTTTCATTTTCAATTTCTGCTAAACGTTGTCTTTCAATTTCGGCTAATCTTTCATTTTCTAATCGGTCAACTTCTAAACGTTCATTTTCTAATTTCAATTCAAAATTAGTTTTAGAACCTAATAAAAAATTATTAAAAGTTTCTTCTGTCATAGAAGATAAATCCAACCCTATTGTATTTTCTAAAAATGGAGTAATTAATTCTAAACGATTATTTTGTAATTCTTTTAAACGTTCAATTTCTTTATTTTTAAAATAATTTTCAATAGTTTCTAATTTTTCTTCTATTCCTTGACTTGCGAAAATTTGAGCATTTTTCCATCCGTCTACAAAACGCCCAGCACTTAAATAAAATGCTTTTTGTTGTTTATGAATTTCAGCTGTTCCGGTTCTAACTTTTACATATTTTAAGCGAACTTCTTTTGCTAGTTTTCCAGTTTCAATTTTTTCAATATCTAAACTAAAAATATTATTTGCTTCTTTCTCTAATTCAACCATTTTGTCTAACATTGGTGTGAATTGGTCTGAAATTTGTTTTGCTTTCGATTCTTCTATTCCGAATTCTTTAGCATTAATTTTAATTAGTTGTAGTTGTTCCATTTTATTTCAATTTCTTTTGTTAATGTATAATTTTTAGTAATCATTTCAATAGTTGCGTTAGCTTTTTTAGCAGCTTCAAAATTAGCCTCGGTAAAGTTCGGTAATACTTTGTTTAATACTGGCTGTAATGGCTTAATTCGTATCCCGTCGGTTATAGCACCCATCATTTTTACCATCCTGTCGACGTATAACTCGATTAACATACCTTTCCAATTCTCTATAACATGGCATTCTTTACCAACTAACCCATTTTTCTTTGCGAACCCTGCTAAAATTTTGTTATTAGTAGAATTCAATTTTAAAGGTTTAATATTTTCTACAAAGTGTAAAAAGATACCGTCCATTTTAGTTCCCGAAACATCTACATTAGTTTCGTACTTTACTTCTTTAATGCTAAAAATTAATTTAGTTCCAGCAGTTTCCATAGCATCTAAATCAGCACTCGCAAGGTGTGTAGATTTACGATATTGTCTCCAGTCGGTTTTAGTTTCCATTTGCAGCAGTTGTTAAATTGTTATGTTTTTCATACCAGTAAACAATAGTTTTTTCCTTTTCCGAAATTGTTATGTCTTTCGCTATTAATTGGCTTTCTAGTTGCTCAATCAATAACATTTTTTCTTGTAAAATTTTTAATAATGTTTCCATAATAATGTTTTTTAAAAAATATCCCGACTAAAATCTAGTAGGTCAGTACTAGCATAGTCGGGAATAAATAATGTTTTTTTAAATACCCTGACCGATATTGTTCTGCAAATATAATACTTTATTTTAATTAAATGCTAATTAATTAAAATAATTTTTGTTGTGCTACGTGGTTATTAATTCTTTGCATTGCTTTGTCGAAGTATTCTTTGTCTAATTCGCAAGCGGTTAAATCAAATCCATAATCGTGACAAGCTATTGCTATACTTCCAGAACCTAAATGCGTATCGAGTATTTTGTCGTTTGGCTTTGCGTATTTATCTAAAAGCCATTTGTATAATACAATAGGTTTTTGGGTTGGATGTATTGTTTGTTTTCCACTAAAAGGAACGTTATATATTACTGGTTGATTATATCCAATGTTTTGACCTCTTTTAAATCCATCTTGTAATAAAGTAACTATTTTTAAAGGTTTTTTAAATGAAGTCCAAGCTAACTCGCCATCACTTCTTGTTTCTAATACTTGTAATTTATTCCAAACTATCCAAGAATTAATTAGTGGTAATGGAAAATAATTACCTCCCCAAATAATTTGTTCTTTAGAAACTCTAAATAATTCATCAAAATATTCTTTATTTGGAATTTCATTATCCCATTCTTTAGATTTTAAATCGCTTCTTTTTATAATGCTATTTTTTCTACCTTTCATTTTAGAACTTGAAACACTTTGTTTTCCTGCTCCAATTCCATAAGGCGGGTCAACTATTGCCAAATCGAAGTAATTATCAGGGTAGCGTGCCATTAGCACCATGTTGTCCTCGTTAGTTATTTTTAGCATAATTCATTTTACTTTCAACAATATAATATCCGTATTCAATTTTCACGTCTGGCAAAGATTTTATTTCTAGTTTTTCCTTTGCTTTTTTAGCTTGTTCCTTTGTGTATTTCATAATTTCTCGATTTCGGTTTTAACTTCTTTCCAATATGTTTTTTGACTAATAAAATAAATCATATCTCCTGTTATGCTTTCTTTATTTGGAGTATACCACCAAAACATAATATCATTTAATATAACATCAACTGCTATTAATGCGCATTGTTTGGCATTTCTAAATTCAATAGTATCTTTTCTCCATTGGTGTTGATACATTTTATCTACTAACTCTTTTGCTTTCTCTTTTGGTGTCATTACCTATTAATTTTATTTACAATTCCCTCTATACTTTTTTGATCCTTTCGGTAAGCGTCTATGATATGACAAATGTTTTCCATATCGTAAATAGCAATTTCACTAACTTTTTTAATAAACGTTTCGAAAACGCTATAAACCGCATCAGTTGAATCTGAATCACGTTCGAAAAATTTATCATAGTGATTTTGTTCTGCTTTGATTAACTCTACTAAAACGCTATTTAATTTGTTTTTAAGCGCTTGTTTATAGTACGGTGTATATTTTATTTGCTCAAGTTGGTTAAGTGCAATCTGGCAACTCATAACGCTGTTGGTTATTTTATCTTCTATTTTCATCTTGGTAAATTTCTATTAATTCATCCACATTTTTACTCCAGTATAACTCTGGATGGTTAATTTTCAATAGTTCTAAAAATCTACTAAAACTAATTGCATATTCTTGCATATCACTATAACTTCTTTCTTGTTGCCATTTAGCGCCTGCTATAAAATCTAATTTTATTTGTTGAGTATATTCAACTCTATGACTTCTTCCTGATTTTATGATATTTATTTTATAATTTTCAGCAGCTTCTTCAAGTGTTTCTTGTTTCATTTTTTATTAGTATTAAATAAACCAAGGCACAAGTCAAAAGCACAACGTGAAGTTGGTACTCTGTTAAATAACATTTCTTGCACTTGGTCTATAAGTTATTTTTTTCTTTTAAAATCGAATTGTGTTATTATCCATAGAATTACAAATATTAGTACTGCTCCTCCCCAAAATACTAACCAAACATTTATTTCTTCTTCTAAACTCATTATTAATTATTTTTACCACATATTAAATTTAAAACTTTACAAGCCATATCATTATCGTGATTAAATAATGTTAATAAATCTCCATAAATTAAATTACAATGTTTTTCTAAAATATCTTCGTATAAAAACAAGCTAATTTCTTTTTCATATTCACAAGTCCAATCATCAATATATTTTTTAGATTTTAAATATTCTAAAAAATCATATAAAACAGTTTCATTAACTAAATCTCTTTTTTTTAAATTTTCAGCAGCTTCTTTTATATTTTCTCCCATGTTCGGCTCCAGTTTGAATTTTTAATTTCTTGTAGTAAAGCCTCGCAAGTCGAATAAGTTTTTTTGCTTAAATAGGACTTTCTGCCGTCCTGTCCTAAACATAAACTTCGCTCTTGTGCTATTGCCCATCTTTCGTAAACACTTAATTTTGTGAACCTGTATACGTCTGATTCGTATTTCAACACTTCGGTAAATTCTGTAAATGATATCATGATTTTATTTGTTATTTTCAAATTGTTCTTTAATAAATTTTTGCATATTTTCCATAGTTTCAAAAACATACGGTAAAGGTCTTATTGCCATTGCACTTGGATAATCATTAATAAAAACTAAAAATCCATTTTTTGCAGTTTCTATTTTAATGCTTGTTGTTATTTCTTTCATAATTTTAAAGTTTTGTAAATTCTATTACTTCAATTTGGTTAATTCTGTCCTGTTCTAAAAGCGAAATTAATCGGTTATCGCTTTGTTTTTTTATTTCAATTTGGTTGAAGGCTTCCATCATTTGTTCGTTATTTGAAATGTCACCCCCTAATGCTAAAAACCATGTTTGAAAACGCTCACATTCTTGTATCCACTCTTCCATTTTATTTTAAATTATTGATTAATAATTAATTCATCATTATCATCATATTCATAACAATCAGTACAATAGTGTTTTTTATCTACTTGTTTCCAATCATTATCATAAGCAATATCTTCTAAATAACCTTCATCGCTCCAGCAAGAAAATTCACTATTTGAATTTACATCTTTACCACAATTATCACATACAATTGTAAACATTTTTACTTCTTTTAGCATAATTATTTTAAATTATTGATTATTTGATTAATATTATTTTTAAAAAAAGTTAGTTCTGTTTGCTTTGCTACACTATAAAGCAATTTTAAACAGATTTTAGCTTCTCTTATTTTCTTCTCGAGTTCGTTTACATATTCTTTGGCTTCGTTGCTCTGGTCGTCTTGTGATAACCAAAAGTTATCTGATGCACTTGGCTCGTAGTCGTGTTCCTCTGTTGGATCGTTTTTATATTTTGTCATAATAATTTTTCTAAATCGTTAAGTGATATTTTATTTATATTTTCAATTAATAAATCAATTTTCATTTGGTCTAATAGACTTAATCTAATATCAAATCTTTCAACTTCAAATAAATCTTCTGCCCATTCGTCAATTTCTTTTTTATTTCTTTGATAGTAATATCTATCTCCTATTTCTTCCAAAAGTTCGTCTAAATCAAAATCGTCTAAACTAACATCTACTGTAATACTTGCCATTTTATTTTTTTTTATAAGTTTTACAAATTACATCGATTGCTTTTAATATTTCTGGCATTGCTTTTAAAGGGAGAAATCTGTGAAATCGTTTTAATTCCGTTTTATCCTTCCATTTGTAGGGTCGACCTACTGGGTTTTTATCGTTCATTTTTAAAAGGTTTACCGCACGTTTGGCAGTGGTTAATTTCAAATTCTAAGTGAAAGTGTTCTTGTCTTAATTTATAATATCTTTCGATGTCGTGAAAATATCTACTTGCTTCTTTTAAACTTATAGTAGTATTTCTATTTTCTAAACTTTCCATTTTTTTTTCAAGACTTTTTAATTTTGCTTTTGGTGTCATATTTTAAAAGTTTCGTTGTAATATTGGTCTGCTGTAGTAGGATTTTTATTAATTATTGACATTTTACAATCATACCAAGTTTTTATTATCTGCTGTTTTTCTAATTCAAAAAACGGATAATAATCGTTTATGAATTGTCTACCATCTGGCGTATTTGTGTTGAATAATTCGGGGTGCTCAATTTCTAATTTGCTAAATAATTCTTGTATTGCTGTTTTCATGCTCTTGAAATTTGGATTAATAAATAAGTTAATACTATTCCCGCAAAAATCAATTGAGGGCGCTTGTGTTGTAGAAAGTGTTTCATAGTTTACTAAATGTTAATTTATTTGTACATAATTTACTGCCATCTTTAAATTTTATTACAACGTGTGAAGTGTTGAATAAAACTACCTCAGCTTCTTTGCCAAAGTAGTTTACTATATCCCCTATTTTCATTATCTTAAAGTTTTTAAATGTTCATCAATAACTAAAGCCATCATTTGCATATTATGTTTTGTTTTTGGAAACATTGTAGCTCCTTTAAAAGTAAATAACGCTTTTGCTTCTTCTTTTGTAATTGTTGTATTAAATGTTTTCATAATATTTGTTTTTGTGTTTCGCTTTATTGCTGGGACAAATATAAGGCAATTAATTTAATGCACAACAATTATTGCTAATTTATAATGATTCTAAATAAAAATATTACACAATTACGTAATATCTTAATTTATTACACTTTTTGGTAATAAAAAAACCACCCGTTAAGAGTGGTTTAATTAATCATTAAGGGACTCGAACCCTTATCTATTGCAGTACTTGCAACATGCTACCCTTACACCAAACGATTAACTTAATTTGTGTGCGAACATTTTAATAATCGTTGTAGGTTTGATAAACTTACAAACTAAACGTAAAAAGAAACCCGCATTTGTTGTGGCTGGACTACTTGCGTAATCTGTTGCTACTGCATCTAAAGCATTTTTAATCGGTTCTGGAATATTATTCATAATTAAAAAATAAAGTGGTTAATTGTTTTTTGTGTTTCGTAATAATTAAACGTTGTAAAAGAACTTAAAGTATTTTTAAAACAAGTCTTAACCCAATCCGATGGTGGACTAAACGCCCCGAAGTTTTGATATTCAAAAGCCGTGCTACTTGTATGGTCAAATAAAAGTTGGTGGCTGTCTCCTTTGCTAAATTCTATTTTATAATTGTGCAACTTGTACTCATCGATATAGTTCTTTATTTTTTCGATTTGGATCGCATCTAATTTAGGTTTAAACCCAAACTTTAAATTTGCATTGTCTTTACCATGGGTTAAAATGAAGCATCGATTATTAATAATATAGTGATCAATGAATTTCCTTTGGTTAATTACCTCGATATTATTTGGATATTTCAACTCGATATAAGTTTTAAAAGCTGAATTCACAATATAGCCAAAACTTCCAGCGTGATTATCATTACAAATATTCACGAACTTAATAAAATTGTAATGCTGCAATAAAGCATCTACTAAACGAATTTTAAACAATAAAGCAACGTCGAAGGCTTTTTGGTTATCCATATTTTGCGGTAATTTGTGGCCACCTCGTGTTGTTTCTGCATCCCATCCATCTAGGAAATCCGCCAAATCATTTAGGAATAAAGTATTTGACTTTTTATTTTTAATAATTTCGTTTACAAATATTTCAAGTCTTAAAAATATCTGATCCTCGTTCCATAAACCATCGTATAAACTATAACCATCTTTGTTTACGTCCATACCGATGTGAGTATCGGTAAAAACCGCCCTATCAAATTTAGCTGTATTTTTAGACTTATGCTTTATAAAAATAGGCTCGATTTTATCCTTAAAAATGCTTAAAAAATCAATTTCTTTTTCAACGTCTGCAATCTTTATAGGCTCTGTAATAACCCATTGCTGGTTAGTTGCTACATTTGTACTAACCCTTTTGATTTGATGGTTAGAAGGTATTTCAATTAACTCCTTAGAAGTTAATTTTTCAACTTTTGTAATTACCTCTCCATCTTTGTTAAGAGTTCTTTTGACTTCTTTAAATTCTGAATTATGTAAATTTCGGAGTTTTAAAAGTTCGCGCTCCTCTTGACTATTTAAGTAGTATTTTGGATTGCTCCCGTATTTATCTTTATCTTTATTTTTAATTTCTAAACCTAGTGCAATTGCTTCAAATGGCTTTAACCTATAACCTGGTTTTTTCATTTACTTAATGTATAAAACTTGTTTCCTATTCTTGTCCTTTGAAACATAACTAACATGTACCCAAGCGGGGTTGGCATCAGTTCCGTATTCATGAATTAATTGGTCAAAATCTAGGTTTTCCTTTACATAGTCGAAAATCATTTGATTAGTTAGCTTTCCTGTGCCTTGCATATCAATTGCCTGACCTTTTACGTGTTGGCTTGTTTTACTGCCACCGATGCAGTTGTTTAAAAGTCTACATCGAAAGAAACTACTTACACGGATAGGTGTTTTAAAATGTTCACGTATAACGTCAAAAACTCTAATGCCTACTAATTGCATATTAATCAATTCTAAGTCGGTAGGAACGTTTAAAATCTTGTTTCTAACAGCTGTTTGACTCGTTGTAGCTTCCTCAAATGTAATATACTTGCTAATGTTTTTCATATCGTGTAATTATTTTAGTTCTTTTTTCGTTTAACCCTTGTAAATTTAAGCTATTATATTTTATTTTTATTTTATTAAATTTAAAAATATCTACAATTACACAATATCCTAAAATTTCATCGTAATAAAAATCGCCTATTTTCATTTTTTAAATTTTTTATGAATTTCAATTGCTAATAATTTACCAAAGTAACCAAATGCACCCCCTAAAATACCAAAAATAATAACTTTAAATAGTTGTTGTGCGTCTTGAATCAATGGATTTTCTGCAATGTAGGAAAATATACTTAAAACTGCACCCGAAAATATCGATAAAAAACTATGATTGTGGCTATTCATTACTTTGCTTTTTAGAGTTTCCAAAGTAATACCCAATAACCGAACCCATTAAACCAACTACAGCGATTTTAACATCGTTTTCTGGAGCCGTCCATCCTAAAATATATAAACCGACGGCTATAATTATTAAAGCTATTACGCCTTGTATATTAGTTTTTTGTATCATAACTTATTTTCAATTATAAATTTTTCCGTGTCTTCAACTTCAAATAAAATTATTTCCTCGTTAATTTCAATGCTTATTTGTTTTGAATTGTGGATTAAATATCCATTTTCTAAAAGCGTTTTTGTTAAATTTTCCATTAGTTTTTAGTTATTTTATAAAAGTCACCGAAAGAAGTTTCTGTAATTAAAGCTAAAGTATGACCTATTGCAAAAATAAAATATTGATTTACCGTCCAATCAATAGTTAAAGTTGTCATACTAGCAGTTTGTGTTGTATCTGTAGAATTTGCACCAGCAGCAGCAGTTACTTTTGTTGTAGCTCCTTTTATAGATAACGTTCGTTCTAGTTGCACGGTTCGACCCGTTGCCGTGGTGTTAAATAATCCAATTTGTGTAGCTCCTGACAATGAATTTGTAGAGTTCACGTAAATATAAGCGTTTGTTGAATTTGTTTTTGCGTTTGGACTTGTAATTCTAAACTCATTTTTAACAACGTCACCAGCTACAAAAGTATTTGCGGGTATAAGTTGACTATAAGTAGCAGTTATAGTATTTGTATTAGTTACTGTAGTGCCATCAATTGCAGATTTAAACGTTCTAGTTGGTATATAGCCTAAAATAGTAGCCAATTGACTTGAAGTAAAATAGTCGATTATTGCCTTAACTACTGGAAATTTAGTTGTAGAAGTTTCGTTTCCTGTAAACGTTGTTACTTTATTTGTTGCGTCTTCTTTATTAACCAAAGCATCAAATACCCCATTTGAACTAACAGCGTTTTCGCTTCCATCTGTAGGCACGGCATCGATTGGTAACAAAGGGACAACTGTTAAAGGAATAGGAACTAATGTTCTAACAGGTGTAACCCCCCCGAATTGAAATTGATAAGTAGGATTAGAACCGCCAGAAATTCTATTCGCATAGTATTTCATAACAACCCTATCCGTGTCTAAAAATACACCATCATTCCAAACAGCAGTTGCAGTAAATTCAGTGTAAACGCCGCTATCGATTACAGGAATAGTATTGTCGCTCGTTGCAATTAATGTTTCAACTCCCGCACTTGTACGCTTGTAAACCTTAAAATAAAAAGATGCTTGTCCAGTTCCTGAAATCCTTCTTATATTTCCGATTGTTGTAATATTGAGCACGCCAGGATTACCGACTATAATATTTGCAGAAGTTGCTAAACTACTAATTAGTTGGTCCGTAGTTGTAATCGCTCCAGTTGAAATATCTACTGCTGTTGTGTTATAGCTTGGGTCTGTAATGCTAGTTACTATTTTTACATAGCCACCAATATCACTAGCAGCGTTTGTAGGATAAAAAATAATGTTTGAAGGTAAATCTTCAAGGCTTATAAAATGCGAAATTCCATTATCTCCATCGTTAATAAGATCACTTGTTTTTGTAACGTTTGTTGCACCATCTTCAATTAATGCAAGTTTAGTTTTTTCGGTATCGGTATAATTATTTTCGGTATGTACATAATCCCCATCTACAACAAAATCGCTGTTATTTATTAAATCACTTGTTTGAGTTGGAATAACATTGTAAAGCTGCCAAACAGCGGCTCCTTCCGTTGCATCCGTGCAAATATAATTTGTCCCGTCATCCAAAGTCCAAATCGAACCCACTTTAAATCTTAATGTAACATCAAAAGAAGCGTTTGGAATTGCATCGAAACAATTAGTTGAATTTCTAATAAATCCGCTTTGATCAAATACATGTCTAAATCCATTTTGCCACATGTCCTCATAATTGTTGGAGCAAATTCTTGAAACCCCACCATTACCCCCAAAATCGTAAGTTCCTTTTTTTAAACTAGAAGTATTTTCTAGTAACAAGGCATCTGCATTGTTTAATAAAATATCGTTTCCACCTGTATTATTACCTAAATCTAATGTTTGTGCAAGTGTTTGACTACCACCGCCACCGCCCGAAGTAATAAACGGGTGAATACCGTCCTCACCGTCGTTAATTAAGTCGCTTGTTTTTGTTACTTGAATACTTGCTATCCACTCCGCCTCCGTTCCTATAAATCCATTTGCAACGGCTATATCATAGGCACTTAATCCAGGCGTTCCCAATCCGCTAGATATAATTGTTATTTGTTCGCAATTATTTTCTATTACAATTGTTGCTAATACCTCGTTGTTTTCTATTATTATAGTTGCATCGTTACACATCTTGACAAATTTTCCAGTAGTTAGTAAAGTAAGTTTTTTTCACACCGCCCAAAGTTGTAACCTCGACGTCAAATATATAAGTAGCCGCCTGGTAATTCATATCTCTAGGCTGTAAAAATATTTCTCCTGTTAATGGATCGGGAATAGTAATAGTATTGTTTTCAGTTTCAAAAGAAAACGTCTTATTTTGACCTACTCCTTTTTTAAATGGAATTGATATTGAAACGTCGGTTAAATCCATTGCAGTTTTCGTGGTTCCAATTCCATCATAAAAAGTCATTTTCAAACCCGTGAAAGTGTCTCCTTTTTTTATGTCTTTAAAATAATTTTCGTTTATACAATCCATTATCCTATTCTTGAAATTTTGAAATTTTTATTTTTTGCATTCGAGCTGCATAACTTATAAAGAGCGACGTTGTTTCGCATCAAATAATTTTCTAGGTTTAACCAAAGATTAAAAGCGTAATTACAATTGTGTTCGTAAAGTGTTTTTTTCATTGGGTAATCTACCGATTTACTAACATCGGCATTTAATTTTTCTTTTAACCCGAATGCCGTATCTATTACGTCACCATACAAACTATATCTGGCATAAGTGTAATGCGCCAAAACAGCTTTTAAACCTACATTCGTGTACGTTATTCCGTTATAGTCATAAATACACCCGTCTAAAATAGCAGTATAATTTTCAGTATTATTTAGCAAATCATAATAAAGTTGTTCACCTAAAAGCGGTAAAATATCCACCATTTGCGCTTGCAATATTAACTCCTTAAGTTTGTCGTTATGTATCGAGTTGCTTAATTGCTTATATTGTTGGATTTCTTGACGTGTTATTAAAGGCGTTGTTATCATAGTGCGGTTAGTGTTATTAAAGGTTGCTCTAATAATGGCTTAATAAAAATATATTGCCCATTCCAAGTTGGTAAATTTTGTACAATATCGTTTATAATTGTTTCTAATTTATTACGCTCTTTTGATGTATTTTCCCAATACATTTTTTTAGCTTCTAAAATAGACGCCCCACTATTGCCAAACATTGCACTATCTGGAGATTTTACCAATGCAACAGGAATATTATTGAAAGCCATTAGAATATTTTTACTAACTGAATTTTCCGTATACTCAAACATTTTGTCGTTTAAGTCCGAACTAATAGTTTGAATTTTAAATATCGAATCGATACCGTTTATAAAATCAGGACTTTCAATCATTAGCGCACCTCCAGCATTTTCAGAACCGATAAAACTTTCAATTGTTTTTTTAACCTCGTCCGCTTCAGCTTGTCTTTTAGCAAATGCGTGATTTCTAATAAGTGCACCAGCATCATTTACAATCATTTCAGGCTCATCATTAGATACTAATGGCGGTGTCATTATGATTTGCTTACCAAAGAAACCCCTACGCAAAATCATATTTTTGTAGATAGCCGCTTGACCTTCCGAATCACAATCATTTTGCACTGCATCTATTCGAGAAAGTGGATAGTAGTAGCGTGAATCTAAATTGATGTACAAAACTTGTCCTTTGTATTTTTCAATACTTCCAGCCTTTGCAATTTGTGCCTCAACTACTTTTGAATTTTTATTAAAAACGTCAAAAATAATAGCCTTCTCTTTTGAGTCTAACCAATTATTTTTAAACAATATTTTTCCGTTATATTCCGAGCTGTCTTTTTTGCCTAGTCTAACTTTAGTGAAATCTAAAACTTTAGGATTTACAGCGTCAAAATTTAGGTTATAATCAAAATGAATTGATATACCTCTTTGTCTTACCAAACTATCGGCTATATCAGTTGCAAAGTCAATTAGTTTTTGGTCCTTATTTACTTGAAAATTATCAGCTTCACCAAATCCTTTACCAAGTAAGTATTGCACCATCATTTCGGATGCCATTTTAGCAGTAACGGAATTATTAATTATGCGGTCTATTCTTTCAGGGTAGGCATTGTCCTCTCCATTTTGATAGATTTCTAATTTTTTATCCCAAGAAACCGCCCTTTTTAAAATTTCAAGGACTGTTACTTTCATCTTACTTTTTGATTTTTATTTCAGCTATTGGATACACCTCAAAAAGGTCTTCCATTTTGAAGTCTTTGTTTATTTCTTTGAATCTTTTTGTTAACTTCTCAGCGTAACGGTCTGTAATGTTTTCGTTAGTTACGAAAATAGAGCCACCGAATTCTAATTGAATTCCCTCTCTCTTTTTGTGCAATTGGTATTTTGAAGTATTAGCCATTTTCTTTTGCTTATTTATGAATTCTTTGTGGTATGCGTAAAGGCATTTTTGACAACTTGCATTTACACTATCGACTGAAAATTCTTGTTTATAATCTAATAAAAATAATTTTAAATAAGGAACATTATCGGAGGACTTGCCCCCGATAATAAGTTCCAAACTCATTTCATGCCATTTATACTGTGGCAAATTTTGCATCGAACGCTGTTTTAGTAGTAGCGTAATCAGTTTCCAAAAGTGTTAACGGCAAAGTAGGCTCTTCGTAGCCCTCTGTGCTTTCAAGTGTGAAAGAAATTGTACCGTCATTTTCTTTTGAACTAGAAGTCATAGTCATTAATTCTAGTCCTGATTTGTATCCATAAACCTGGAACGCATCCGCATTAGAAGCGCCTTTCCATTTTTGTTCAACTACAATAACATATTTCCCGCCTTCGCTCAATTGAGTAGCTTGTAATTTGTTTAGAGCTGAAGCGTTCAAAATAACGCCTGAAAACACGTGTTTAAATTTATCTGGTCCAAATTCTTTTTTTACTAACTCGTAGTTAGTTCCGTTTATCTGTTTAACACCTTGCAACAAAAAACCAGTTTTACCAGTTTTCAAAGCTAGGTTTGTCATTTTGATTTTGTTAACGGAATCAATTGTAGTTGTAGCAATGTTTATATCGTCAGCATTGATAATCAATACATCAGTTTCTAAACCTCCAACACTTGGATTTGCACAATCAAATAAGATGTCCGCTGTAATTAATCCTTCACAAGCCATAATTTTATTTTTTTAAAAGTTAAAAAAAGTAACGGCTTAGTAAGCCGCTACTGTTAAATATTTCTCTAAGTGTTTTGCATCGATTGTGTAAACACCATCAATTACATTTACTTTATGATATTGGTCATAGAAAGCATCTACAGTTCCAAAGTCATCAGTTGCTAGTGTACCAATTTTTAAATTCATTGGAGTTGACAAAACCGCTCTGTGAGGTAAGTTCAATTTCGTTCCATTGTCTTGGTACGCTTTAATAACTCTATCAAATACTTCAACTTTAACAACTGGAATTCCTCTGTAAGTTAATGATACTTGACCTTTTTCATTGATTATTGTGTTTCCGTTTCCAGAATTTTGCAACGCTTCAAGGTCATTTAAATAACCATCCCAAAGAGAACGTGTTACATAAAATTTAGCAGCACCTGAATCAATTAATCTAGAATCCGCTTTGTTATACATTGCTTTTAAAGTAGCAATTGCGTCTCCAGAAGCTAATGCCTGTAAAGCGTAAGAGGCTCCAGCATTTTTAGCAATAGATACATAGTTTGCATCTGTTGTAGGTACATCTGTAAAGATTTGTTTAAACAAACCATTAAAAGAATTGAAGTAACCTAAATCAGTACCAACTTTGAAAACTCCACCGCCACTAGTTAAAGCTGCAGCAGTATCAGAAAACCACGCTTGACGTAGTAAATTTTCGTTAAATCCTTCAACAACTTTTGCAACTAAAAAGTTACCTACTACATTGCTTGACCCTTCGATTACGTTGTAAAAGTCTGGGTTCATTTTAGCCATTTGACGGATTAATTTATCCTGTGCGTTTACGTCAGCAGAACAATGTTCTAATCTGAAATCCAAATCTACTGGAGTCCATGTTTTTTCAGTCAATGCAACTCCAACAACTGCGTTTGGTGTGCAACTTGCAACAACTTTACCCATTAATCCCATTCGACCAGCGAATACAATTTGTTGGTTGTATTTAATTCCTTGTTCGATGTCATGTAATTCGTTCAACATTGGATCACCAAATGTTAACTCGTTAATTACTTTTGACCAATCTTTTAGTTCCTCTCTATTAAAAGCGAAACTTGATGTAATTTCTGATGCCATAGTTATTTTCTTTTGTTTTTTAAGTTTTCTAATGCTGATTTTGCGTCGTTAACAACAAGTTTACCAGCCGTTTGTTTGTCTTTTTTGTCTGCTCCATCAAAGCGAGAAGTAATACCAGCTTTAAGCTCTTTTACTTCTTTTACGATGTTTGTAATTTGAATTTCTTGTTCTGCAATAGTTACAGCACTTGCTTGTAATTCCGCTTCTTTGTCAGCTAATTGCTTTCTTAAGGCATCTAACTCAACATCACCTGAAACAACTATTTCAGTTAATTCACCAGCTAGGAAAATGTAAGTACTACCGTCTGGCATAATGTACTCACCTTCTGCGGGTGCTCCGTCAATTGTAGCAATTGCACCAACAGTAGGAGTTTCACCCTCCATTACTTCGGTAAATTCAATAGCCACACCATTTGCATCCTGTAACACGATATTTAAAATCGGTTTTTTGAATGCGTTTAAAATAGAATTGAATTTATCCTCAATCCAGCTTTTGTCTTCTTTGTTCATCGGTTTATCATTGTTTAAATTAAGATACGCTTTTGCTAGGATAGGCTCGTTTAATGATGTCGCAAATCCTAATGATGTCGCTTGGTCTTCAGTAAGCCAAGTTTCATTTCTTAAAAGAGGTGCAATTGCATCCGTTCCTAGTCCTGTTTGGTTGGTGTAAAATTTTATTAGTTTAGTCTCACAATCTCTAACACTTTGTGCATACAATTCAATTTCATCAGCCGTGCCATCTATACCACCCATTGGAGAGTGAATCATAAATTGAGTACCGCTCGTTAAAATTCTTTTGTCACCTACCATAAAAATAACAGTCGCAATAGATGCAACTAATCCACTTCCTACGGTTGTAATTGGTAATTTTAAAGAATGTAAATAATTGAAAATATCAAAGCCAGTATCTACAACACCGCCTTCTGAATTAATATGTACACGAAAAGATGTCGCACCTACTTGTGATTTTACTTGTTGAATAATATCGATTAACTCCGTTCCTTTTTGGTCTGGAGTGCTTCCAATTTGTCCGTTTATGTAAATAGTTCCTTCCATATTGCACAAATTTACAACATGTTAGAATTAACTTTTTACAATATTCGTTGTAAATTAACGCTCCATAAAATTAATGATATTCCGAATCGTATTTTCGGAACAATTATATTTGTCGCTGCAATAGGTAATTGCTACCGATTTTTTATTACTTATTTTTTCATGCAAATAGGTATCATAAATAGTAAGATAATCCATAATATGGACCGATATAATGCCTCTATTTACCATTTCAACAAAACTTTCAAAACCAATTTCTTTTAAATAATCGTAATTTACCATAATTCCTTTGGACAAGTTTCTAATTCACTTCTAATTTTTGCACTTATTGGACAATAACATAGCCCGCAGTAATGCCCCTCGATTTCTTTTAAGTCATCTTTTATCAAAGCAAGTAACTTGCCCTCTTTTAATTCGGGACAAGTTACGCATTTTGATGCTCTTTTTTCTGCTAGTTGTTCAGAAACTTCGCTTTTGTCAATCCAGTTGCTCCAACCGTTTAAAATGTTTTTTATATTCATAGCTTTATAAATCGGCTCCACTTTTTACACTTGCATATCTATTACCAACGCTTTGGATTTCTTCAACTGCTACTACGGGTGCAGGTAGTAAGGACATTGCCTCAACTATTCCGTTAAAATCAATACTATCTGGTTTAACTCCTTGCGTTATAATTCCACCACCAGCAAAGAAACCGCCACTACTAGAACCGCCTGAATGCGCATTATTAAAATCCATAAATGATGCAAAGGCGTTTCTGTTTAATATTCCAATTCCTTCACCCGCTTCGGCTTCAAATCGTGTGCCGTCCTCTCCAAAGAATTTAGTACCACCAGCGCTATGCCTTTTACCGCCAATTTCTTGAATCCCTCCTTTTTCAAATTTAGCACCGTTAATTTGTGCTATACTTTTTGCCGTAGTTGCAACAGTTCCAGCAATTTGAATACCTCTTGAAATTGAGGCAAATGGTTCCGGAAATACGGAAGGAGTTTTTAATATTTCAGTAACTGATAATGCTCCGTTAATTACAGCAGTCGCACTTGAAATAGCTTTATTTTTTCCAAATAACCCCTCTAATCCTGCACCTACTTTTAACATTTCTTTAAGCTGTCCTTCTGTTCTACTTAAAGATGCAAGCCTATCCATTTCTATTTTTTTGTCGTCAGCTTGTTTCTTTTTTTCGTCGTATTGTTCTTGCGTTAATTTCTTAGCCTCTAGTGCTAGTGTAAGTTGTGCCAATTCAGATTCATATTTGAATTGATTGCTTAACATGTCCTCTTGAAATTTTGTTTCTGCATTAGCTAAATCAATTTCTTTTTGCGCTGCTAGTTGTTCGGCTTGTTGTTGCTTGGTTTGATCGTCTAAAGTTTTTTTGTTGGTTTTTATTGTCGTTTCGGTTTCGTTTGCTAATGCAATACGCCCTGTTTCGTATTCCATTTCAGCAACGGTTAGTTGCTCGTTATTTAGTTTTTTGTCTTCTATTTTTTTAACATCGACACCTTTCTCTTTTGCTAAAATATCTAATTGTCTTTTTTCAATTTCACGTAAACGACGCTCTTCCTCTTTTACTAATTCATCGGTCAACAATTTAGAACTATCCAGTTTGCTTTGATTTGTTTGTAAAAATAAAGTCAATTCAGCGTTTGCAAATTGCAACATTGTTTCCGCATTTTGTTGGGCGAATGTTTGGGATAATTTTAATTTCTCACTTTCGTATTGAGTTTTAGAAATTTTACCTTTATCAAATTGCAATTTTAAATCTGCGTTTTCTTTGTCGTAAAGTTGTTTATTGTATTGGTATGTTTGTTCTGCTGTTTTTGATTTCTCACCCTCTTTGATTTTATAAAGTTCGATTTCTTCTTTTGATTTTGTAAGCTGTAATTCGATTGCTTTGTTTTGTCTTTCAACTTCTTTCGCAGCCGCTTCTTTTGCTGCTGTTTCTTGTTCTTTTTTTAATCCAGACAAAACCTTTGTTTGTTCTAACCTTGCGTTAAGTCCTCGATCTTGTGCATCGTCCAAACTTTTTTCTAAGTCAATCATTTTTTGTTGTTCTGCAATAGTAATTGATTTCGCATCTTTCATGGAATACTCTAATTGCAAAGCCTTAATTTTCTTTTGAATTATCTCCTCCTCTTTTTTACCAAGTTCAGCAGTCAAACGTATAATTTCATTTGCAGCAACACCCCTTTCAGCAAAAGTTCGTGAGGTATCTTTTGATATTAATAATTGTGCATCGATAGCATCGTTAGTTTTTATTTGCGCTCTTTGAAATGCTAATTCGCTTCTTTCAATATCCTTTTTTAATCGGTCAATTTCTTGACCTTTTTTAATTGCAGCGTCTAAAAATTTACCTGTTTCTTTTGCTCCGTTTTTAATTTTGTCGGTCATATTTTCAACACCCGTACCAGCTTGTAAAACTCCGTTTGTTACTTTCTTAAAATCGAGTTCGATAATACCTTCTAAAATTTTACCAAATGCAGTGAAGCGATTAATTAAATTCGTTTTCACAAATTCGTACAACTCATTTAAAGTCTTTTTAGGGTTGCTAAATGCTTCAAATAAATACTTACCTACACTTTGTAAAACGCCCATTAAAGAGGACATAACAGCTTGTAATGGTCTAGTAACCGACGTTACTGCATCGATACCTTCTTGCGATGACTTCAAATAATTAACCAACGCACCAACTACTAAACCGATTGCAGCTATAACCGCCCCTATTGGGGTTGCTATAAATGCCAAAGACGCTCTAGTAATACCCATAATTCCCTGAATCATGCCACCCATTGAGTTAGAAAGTAGATTTGTAACCCCACCAGCTTCTTGACTACGTTGTATAAACCCACCAATTCCACCATTAAAGATATTCATTTCTTGGAATGCTTCTTTAATACTCTCTTTATAGTTCCCTATATTGATTTTTTGCTGTAAATACTGGTCTCCGTTTTGTTTTATAAAGTTGTTATTCTCATCTAACTTGGCATTTAAAGCTGTTATTTGCGCTTGACCTTCAACCGTTGTAGCGTTTGTTTCGTTTCGTAGCTTGTTAAGCATTTGATTTTGTTGCCTTGCCTCTGCTATACTCGTAGCTTCTGTGTTTAAGGCCATCGAAAGTAAGTCCGATTGTACGGCTTGCGTTTGTGTAGCTTTTCCGCTTTCTTGGATAACCTTAATATTTGATGAATAGGCACCGTTTAACGACTTTAATACCGCTTCATTTTGCACAAATGCCTCGCTCGATTTGTCACCCGAAGCGGTCAAATCCTTTTGAGTGTTTTTTAATGCGTCAATTTCTTTTTTTAAATCCGATGTAGATTTCAACAAAGCATTTATGTCGATGTCCAATTCTGCAATTACTATTTTTGCCATTATATTACTGTTATTGTTAGATTGTTTGATTGTAAAACTGGTTCTGTTGACCCTCTTAATTCTATTTCGATGTTTGCGGTGTAAACTCCAGCGGTTGGATATTTAATTGTAATAAATTGATTACTACCAGCCATTTGCTCACTACCTACTGGAATTGTTTTTATCGAATAGTTATCCGTGTAAATTGTATCTTGATAAATTGTAACTTCTTGGTTTACTGCAATTGTAATTTCTCGATTGCTTAATCCAAAATGAATAAACGGGTTTGGCATTCTAGGCTCGAAATTCGGAGCGGTGAAAACTACTTGTATTAATTCAACTTTTGTAATTCCTTTTTTCTCAAAGTTGTTTACTTTATTTAAAATAAAATACGAGCTCAATTGTTTGATCCAATATAACTTTGAAAAATCCATATCCGATATATCTTTTTCGCTTAGGTAAATTGTAGCATCTACAATTTTTGAGTAGTTTAAAATAGAACCGATATTTGCATAATATTGAT